TTGTCTCATTGTACAACTCCAAAAGCAACAGCATAAAAATAAATTAAAACAGGGATGCCCACCAAACAGCAAACACCCCCAACAAATTCCATTAGATCTCTCATACGAAAGTCTCCCATTTAAATTCACCATCCCACTCATACATGAAATCTCGAAAAATATGAGATGTGATGTTAATCGAATGAAGGTATGGATAGCGCATTTTTTTTAATAGCCACAATTCACCACGAGCCGAAACAGGTTTAACACAAACCACATTTTTTTCATGGGTATCAAAACTAACTGCAAAATCATTCATGTCGTTATCTCCGTTATAAATTATGGAAGGGCCGTAGCCCTTCCTTTTTACTAATCAACCTTTGGATCGGCTGTTCCATTATGAAATACAAGTTTAGCCTTAACATCTTTTCTAAAATCATCTAATCCGTCAGGCATATGATATCTGCGTGCAAGTTTAGAAGGATCTGCAAAAATAGGTAGCTTGTGACTTAAACCGTTTTCGATCATTGTCTCAACTAAAGTAAGCATTTTGTCTTCAAGAAATTCGATCCGTGTAGTCATTTGTTATCTCCGTTATCAAGTTATACAAAGAATATAACCCTACTACATAGTAGGGTCAAGTCTTTTATTGATTTTTTTTAGTGCCATATGAAGCAACTTTATTTTTAATTACTTCTATGGGAATAGGACCATCATACCTATTTTCCAACACCCATCGGTCATATGGTTTTAACTCGCGCATCAACATTAAATCTTCTGTGTCCATAATAAAACTCCTTTGTTATTAGTTATTAGTCTTTATACACCCTAACCACATTAGGGTCAACACTAAAAAGGAGCCGAAGCTCCTTTTGTTGAAATTTTTTTTGAGTCTCAAAGACTGGTCCAGTTACCGTCTTCTTTATATTGAATGTCAACACATCCTGCGTTTGGCATTCCAAAATCGTCTAACGGTTCAAATCCTTCATAGTCTCCAAAAATTCTACCGTAATAGTAGATGTTTTCATCATCATCTAACAATCTAAATTTAGCTTCGTTGGTGACTTGTGGGGTTGCCTTGTATGGACCTTGAATACCTCCTGCTACATCATCAATCACATCTTTGTCGATAATCCAGTAATAATTAGCCATTGTTTTTCTCCGTTATTAAGTTATTATTTTTTATATACCCTAACCGTATTAGTTGTCAATAATAAAATTTTATTTTATTAAACTAACCACATTAGGTTAAATAACTTATTGTTTTTATTAACTTTTTTTGAGCTTAAACCGAATACGGTTAAGGGTTAACCGAATACGGTTAAATGGGGTTGTCATTTCTGAGGCGATTCGTTATGGTTGCAAAGTCATAACTTATAACGAAATAGCGATTAATGATGCTTTCAAATTTTCTTCTATTACTTTTCTGTTTAGGCACCCTTGCACTTTATGCCTATGTATCCTCTGTCGATTTTGATATGGAGAAACAGGAGTTCAAAGAATACTGCGAGATGGTCAAGTGGGGAGCTTGGCCTGATTATAAAAATCTGGAGCAACACTGTGACTGAAAAGCATTGGGTGTTCGATACAGAGGTCTACAAAAACTGCACATTATTTTTAGCACAGTGTGTTGAGACAGAGGAATGGTTTGAACTATTTAAATCTGACAATGGGTCTGACAGTCTTTTAGAGGCGTTTCTGAGAGAGCCTAATACATTTGTTGGGTTTAACTCCCAAAATTACGACAACCTCATTGTTTCGGCTTGGTGTCAGGGTATGAGTAGCGAACAGATTAAGGCTATTAGTGATGACATCATCCAAAACGAAAACAGTCCGTTTGCAATCAGAAAAAAATATAAGCTAAAAGACAAAATCAAAAACCATATAGATTTGATTGAGGTAGCACCAAGTTTTGTGGGTCTTAAAGCATACGGTGCGAGAATGTTTATGAATCTCCTTCAGGACTTGCCATTTGAGCCTGATAGCGTNCTNACAGAGCACGATGAACACGAGTTGGCGTTGTACTGTCAAAATGATGTTAAGACCACTGTAGAGCTATTTAAACGGCTTAAAAAAGAGATTGATCTGCGTATTGAATTGTCGGTGCAATATTGGCTAGATCTCCGTAGCAAATCGGATAGCCAAATAGCGGAACAGGTGTTTATTAAAAATTTAAAATTAAAATCACAAGAAATACCGATTCCCAAAACAGTACGGTACGAACCGCCTTATTATTTACAAATGTATTTTAGTGGAACTCAGGAGGTTTTAGACAGAGCTTCAAATATAGAATTTCAGGTAGATCAACAGTCGGGTCATATTAAGATGCCGTCTGAGTTGGATATTGAGGTCAACAGTCGAACTGGGTCATATAAAATTGGTATCGGTGGTCTACACAGTACCCACGATAAAAAGGTCACTCACGTTGCAGGCAAAGACCACCAGATCATGGAGATAGATGCAGCGAGCTTTTACCCCACAATAATGTTAAACGGTGGCCTGTGTCCTTCCCACATAGGTCAAAAGTTTATTGACGAATATCAACGTATTTATGATCAACGCATAAAGGCTAAAATGTCAGGGGATAAGACGGTAGCTGACACCCTCAAAATTAGTTTGAACGGTACGTTTGGAAAACTGGCAAGCAAACACTCAATACTCTATGCCCCAGATCTTATGTTAGCCACAACTCTAACGGGTCAGTTTACGTTACTTATGTTGATAGAATGGCTTGAAGATGTGGGATCTGAAATAAAAATCCTGTCAGCCAATACAGACGGTATTGTCATCAAGCTGCCAAATACTGAAGAAAAAAAAGTAAGAGATTGCGTGGTTGAATTTGAAGAACTGTCTCGTTTTAGTTTTGAATACACACCATACAAGTGTCTGGCTATAAAAGACGTTAATAATTATATCGCTGTTAAACCTGATCAAACGATAAAAGCCAAAGGAATATATGCTCCAATCAGTTTACGCAAAAATCCCACGGCTCCGATCTGTTCAGAAGCCGTAGGCAAGTGGTTAGCAACAGGTGTGGACTTTGAGACAACGATTGATCAAGCACCGTTCCACGGCTTCATAACAGCCCGTAGCGTGACAGGCGGAGCACAACAAGGTGGTAAATATTTGGGCAAAGTTGTGAGGTGGTATCAATCTACTGAGAGCTTGGCACCAATTCTTTATGAAAAAAATGGAAACAAAGTACCTAAATCTGAGGGTGCGCGACAGTGTATGAATATAAACAATTGGGATGAACAACCGAAAGACTTAGACAAGGCTTATTATGTTCGTGAATGTATTGAGATAGCGCATCAATTAGGTGCCGAAACCTTTTTAGATCTTAATCAGATATTTGCCAGTAATTTTGGAGTAAAATAATGCCAACAGTTTACGTTATACAAAATGACAATAATAAAGATCTTTCAGATGCTAAACGATATGGGAATCTAGAGGCGGTCTTTTTTAACCCAAGAAAGCCATATGATACAAATTTTTTGTTAGATATGGCTCATAAGGTTTTAAGCAAAATAACGAAATACGATTATATTTTAATGTTGGGTGACCCTGCTCTGTGTGGTGTTTGCACTGCGGTAGCACGCGAATATTGTGATGAAATAAATATACTGTCATGGGATCGAAGGAGCTTTAGCTACTTGCCTTTGACGTTCGATTTTTCAGATGCGGAATGACAACCGCTAATTTCATAAAGGAGAAAAAAATGTCAAAGCAAAAAGAACCTGACTGGCAAAGTGGTTTGCGTGTTGGTAAACAGAAAGTGCCACCCCGTATTTGTTTGTACGGAGGTCATGGGATCGGCAAGTCTACATTGGCTAGTCAGTTCCCAGAACCAATTTTTATATCTACAGAAGACGGTCTAGATAGTTTGGAGGTCACGAGCTTCCCAAAGGCTACCGAAAACAGTCAGATTATTGATTCGATAGGCACACTGATCAAAGAGGACCACAAATTTAAAACGTGTGTTATTGACTCAGTAGATTGGTTGATTGAACCTTTAATTTCTACCCTCGTAGAAAATAGTCACGAGGCTAAAGATTTAGCTTACGGTAAATTTGCGGTGTTATGTGCTGAAGAATTTCGGGAGATATTGCAAGGTCTGGATGTGCTCCGTCAAAAACGTGGCATGAACATTGTGTTAGTTGCTCACTCTCAAGTATCTAAATTTGAAGATCCAAGAACTGAGCCTTATGATCGATACAGTCCAAAGCTACCAAACAGATGTAATGCCTTACTAATGGAGTGGGTGGATGTTTTAGCATTCTGTGCAATGGATGTGATGATACGAAAATCTGACACTGGCTTTAACACTTCAAAGACACGAGGTGTATCGTCAGGTGAGCGGCTGTTGCACTATGTTGAAACGCCAGCTTTCGCATCTAAAAATCGTTACGGTTGCCCAGAGCAATCACCAATGACCTATGAAGAATTATCTTCTGTAATCCCTGTTGTATAAAGAAAGGAAAAAACAATGCCTAAATTTGGATTTGATGTAAATGAAGTTGAAGCTAATGAGCCGATCAATTATGACCCACTACCAAAGGGTGAATACACTTTGCGTGGCATAGAGGCTGAGTTAAAGGACACCAAAAATAACGCTGGCAGTTACATTTCTGTCAAGTATGAGGTATCTAAAGGTGAATATGAGGGACGTTTAATCTGGTTTAATTTTAACGTCACGAATGCATCTCAACAGGCTGAGACTATCGGTAGACAACAATTAGTTGCTTGGGCAACGGCTTGTGGTAAATCTGACTGTGATGACACTGATTTGTTAATGGAAAAACCATTTCAGGCAAATGTTGGAATACGGNCAGGAACNAATGGTTATGCCGATAAAAACGAGATAACAGGTTTTCTGTTTAAACCTACAGCAAAGCCACGGTCTGCCCCTAAATCGGCACCTGTGGAAACTCCGTCAAGTTCGGGTAAGCCTTGGGACTAACAATAACAGGGGAGGGTTATCCCTCCCCATAAGGATTTTTTTATGGTTGCGTTTCCTAAATCCCCAGAACAAATTCTTATAGATGCAATGTATAAATCCTATGCGAAAACAGAAAGCCTGTCGTTTAGTCGATTGGGTGCGTCTGGTATCGGTGAAGAATGTATTCGTAAAATATGGTTTAACTGGCGTGGATTTTCTAAAAAACAATTTGAAGGACGGATTTTAAGACTGTTTGAAACAGGCCATTTACAAGAGGAGCGTGTCATTCAGGATTTGATTCGATCTGGTAAAGACGTTTACTTTGTTAATGACTACGGTAGTCAATATGAATTTGAGCACGATAGTGGTCACTTCATTTGTAAGGCAGATGGTGTTATTAAACATCAAGACAAAAATCATTTATTAGAGATTAAAACCCATAATAAAAAATCATTTAGTGCATTACAGAGACACGGTGTAGAAAAGTCTAAACCCGTTCATTATAGCCAAATGCAAATCTCTATGTATTTAGGACACTTCACACGAGGTTTATATGTGTCGTTATGTAAAGATGACGAACATTATTATGTTGAAAGAATAAAAGAGGATAAAACTCATCAAAAATCATTGATCAAAAAAATAGAAAGTTTGATTAATGCGCGCATGAGGCCAACAGGCATTAGTGAAGATGCCAGTATATTTGCTTGCAAATTTTGTGATCACAAAGATGTGTGCGTTAAAGAAACAAAACCTCTGTTTCACTGTCGCACTTGTGTGTATGCAATACCTGTACATAATGGTGGATGGAATTGTGACTTGCATGGTACGCTTTTAAACAAGCAACAACAACTCATAGGATGTGAGGATTATCAGGGATTATGATTACCATTGGAATAGACCCTGGCCTTACTGGAGCCATTGGAGTTTTAAATGATGGTCATTACGTTGTGGTGCAAGATATGCCTGTTATTTTAAAGGGTAAAGGCAAGGTTAAAAATGAGGTAGACGTTGCTGGTGTTATTCGATTTTTGAGGCAATACGGAGAACCTTCTGAATATATTTCTTGTGTTATTGAGCGTGTTAATGCAAGACCAAATCAGGGTGTATCAACCATTTTTTCGTTGGGTGATAGTTTTGGTTGTGCTCGTTCTGCTGTATCGGCTTGCCGTTTTGAACTACGGTATGTAACGCCACAGGTATGGAAAAAACATTTTAAATTAAGTTCTGACAAAGAACAATGCCGTGCAATGGCTGTTAAGCTATGGCCTGACGCACCATTGCATTTAAAGAAACACCAAGACAGAGCCGAAGCCCTGTTGATGTCTAAATGGCTGTACGATACTTTTTACGACTGACTTGTTATCTATTTAAAGCCCAATCGTCATAATCTTTAATATTTTGAGAATACTCTTCCATTTCTTGAACAGTCATCTGACATTCAAATGCTTCTTGAAGTAAAGATGGATTTTGGACTACTCTTTTGCGCCAAAACTTAATTTCATCGGAATAAATGCTTTCAGTTAAAATTTTATTAATGCTCATGTCAATTTCTCCGTTATAAGTTATTCTTTATTTATATACCCTACTTCACTTAGGGTCAACCCTTAAAAACAAGTTTTTTTCATCTTTTCTTCTACGATTTAAACCCCTGATGTACTTGCCTGATGCGTAGCTCCACTTTGGGAACTCTTTGCTTGCACCTTCCATATCGCCTTTCAAAAGTTTTTTTCTGAGTGTGGATGAACCTAGACTTCCACTGCCTAGATTATAAGTAAAGCTAACTAGGGCATCAAACTGTGACTGTGTTAATGACACTGGCACCAATCGCAACACTGCTCTTTCGTATTGCACCAATTGGTGTTGAAGTAACGCCATCGCCTCATCTTTTGTAACAGGTGGCGTGTTCTGGGTAACACGGCTGTTGTCAGCCAATCTGGTTGACCCATACCCGATTGTCCATACATTTGCAGAGCAACGATATGGAGCATTTCTAAACCCTTCCCAATGGCATATTAAGTCAATTCCTGCCTGTGATGTTTTAGTTACTTTCTGGACATCCATGCTTGCATACCAAAAAATGCTCCGATGATGCCTGCCAGCGCAACAAACAGCGTTGATAGAAGGCCAGATAAAGCCGTGATTCTAGTATCTGGTATCAGTCCAGATAACAGTAACCCTGTCAGAATGACTATTACTACAAAACTAGCAATGGTTATACGGCTCTGTATGCTTGCTTTTTCATATGCAGTGTGAACTTGTACTTCTTCACTGCTTATAACACCATCCCCGTCACGGTCCATTTCTTTTTCAAATTTTATAGCATTCATGCTCTACTCTTTTTTATAGGTTTAGCAGTTTTGGCTGATTGCACAAAAGCCTTAGCCGTTGGAGCACCTGGACTTCCTACTTTACGAGTTGGCTCTACTTTTTTTCCAGCAGCTTTTTGAGCCGCTTGTCTTTTTTGTTTAGCATTGAATATTTGCATACAACCCTCTTTTCGGTGCCATTACTTATCCCTTCCATTGTTAATACGATCACGCAAATCATTCACCAATTTAAATAACACCTCAATTTTTTTAGAAGCCTCTTCTTGTAAAACTTTAACCCTCACAAGGGCGTACACGATTCCTCCGACGAAAATGGTTAATCCTAGCCCTACATTGATGGCTTCTGTTATACTAATTCCCCCGTT